AAATATTAGCAAGCAAAGGAGTATAGAAATCATATTTATTTTTTCTGCTCCAAAATCTCTGTAAGCCTTGTTGATAAGTCTGATCAGTCGTAACAGCACATAAACCAATTATATAACCATGTTCTTCAAAACCTTTAGTAAAGCAATAATGTTCATCATTATCAGTAACACCAAATGCACTCAAATTACCTTGAGGATTATCTGAAGTTTCAGCAGTACTTGCAACAGGAACAATATTAAAATAATTAGAATAAGAGCCTAAAAATTCTGGTCTATCTAAAGTAGCGTCAGATACCATAACATTAAATTCGCCATATATAACTTCTTTGTATCTGTGCCCCATTCTAGCATTCAATTCTTTTAAAGCTTGCAATTGCATTGATGTACGTAAATCAGCAATAGTGAAACCAGTAACGTCTTCTAAATCAGCATACAATGAAGTATAAGCACGTGTAGAACCAGAAATAGAACCTGTACCAGCTTGTAAAGCACCAGTGGTAGAATTAGTACCTAAAACCTTACTAGTTAAAACATTACCACTAGCGTCATAAATTATCGGATTGACTAAATTATTAGCAATATCATCAGTATTAGCTTTGATAGGAGCTTTTGTACCGATTTTTATACCTTGTGCAGGACCTAATTGCATAAATGGAAGTCCACTTGTAAAGTAATCATGAGCCTTAGAAATTCGAAACAATGAATAATTACTTAACTGGTCAGAATTACCGAACTCAGAATCAGTATTAAAAGAACCACCAACATCAACACCACCAACATTAAGCCAGTCTGAAAGATTTTCATCTCTGAAATATTCATTATAAATCAAATTTATACATCTAAAAGGCAATGCATTAAATTCCAAATTAGGAACACCAGTTGGTATACCTGCATAATCATAAATTGAACCAACTTCAACACCATTAGCACCACTATTTAACATAGGAACTTGATACTGGTCAGTTATTTTTTCATCAGGTCGACGTCTTTCACCCATAAATTTTTTAAAATTATCCCAAACTAAACGGGAAGGTGTATAGAAAAAGAACCAACGAGCGCGCAAATTATCCATAAATGGCTTAACAGGTGTAAGCAAACGATTCAAATGTCTAGCAGACATATCAAAAATGTCACCTGGGTATACTTCATCAATAAACAATGGATACAAATAACTAGCGTCAATAGCAGTTAAATGTCGATGACTCCTATCAAAAGTACTATATTGAACAGCCTCTGACTTAGGAACTCTTGAGAAAACTTCTTCTTTTTTTATTGGTAATACAGTATTAGTCATATTAAAAAATCCTTTCTTATTTCTATAATTCAATCACACCAATACATTTAAAATTGGTGCGACTTGGCAATAAAGTAACAAGGAAAAAAAAACGCCAAGTCGCTTAAACAATTTAATTAATTGGTTTAAGTGATTTTTTCCATTCATTATATTTTTCTTCTTCATACTTATTTCTTAGAACAGATTCTTCCAAATCCTGTTTATATTTATCAGATTTTATATAATTATCATATTCTTTTCTCTGTTCGACTTCTTTTTTATGTTCTCTATAATCTTTCAATTGAGAATCAGTCAACAAAGATTCGAATTCAAATCCTTTAGAACTTACATAACGACAAAACTCATCTGGATTATGATTAAATTTAGCACGTATATCAATGTCTAACTGATTAAATTTGTCATTAATATCACGCATAGAATTCAAACAATCTTCGTAATTTCCTAACTTAGTTAAATCAGCATAGAATGCCTCAGGTCTTTCCATAATACTATTATTATCCTTGTACATTCCATGCTGCTGTAAAACCTCTTGAGGACTTTTTGCGTCATACGGTGACTCTTGAACCTTACTAGGTTTCTTACTACAAAATTTAGGTCTAGGTGGTAAATTAACTGAATTGTAAAAACGCTTAACAACAACAGTATTTTCTTCTTTAATTGCCATAAAATAAAGCTCCTTTCTTAATTATAAATTCCATAAATATATATTCCTTTCTGTCTCATTGCCGACGGGCTAGGGGTAAATATATATTTTTAGTCATTATGCAAACGCTTATATTTACTTAAAAAATTTTGAACTTTTATTAATTCAGCATTCAATAAATTCATCAAATAAATATGAGATTGAAAATGTGTCTCAAAACTACTAGCAACTTTAATAGAATCACTAATAAGACAAATACAATCACATAAAGACTTTTCATATGTTTGAAACATCAAATCGACTTTTTCAAAATAAACTAAATCAACAGTTTTACTTTGACTTTCTTGTTTTTCTTTCTTTTCTGAATCCATTTTTAAAGCTCCTTTCTAGCTCATTTAAATAATTTTCAATTTTTTCATAAAAACAAAAACCACAAATTACTAATCCTTTGTAAAAATTTTCTTTAATTTCAACACGCTGTGGAAGCAAAAAAGCTTGAATATTCTCTATTAAATCACTATCCTTACATTGCTCACATTTACCAATCAAATGAAGTTCAGCACCTTCACAAACACTTTTCTTATTTCTTAAAAAACTAATAAATTTGACTATAGCGTCATTTACATTTTTAGCTAAAAAAGGCTTGTAAGGATAATTTTCCAAAGCAGTTGAATAAATACTAAATACTAAATATCTTTTACGCATTAACTTTTACCTCTCTAACCATTTGAACAATTTCCAAAATCAAAGATACAATTTTGGGAAGAATGGTCACAACTAAATTAACTAACTCTTTTATAGAATTAGCTTTGTCAGAAATACTCATAAAACCTCACTTTCTTTAACTTGTATGAGGCTCAAATTCAATAATATCGATACATATAGATATTATATATTATGTAAGAACCTCAATAAAAATAACATAATTAAGTTTAACATATAAATCAAATTTTAGTCAAGTTAAAAGACATCCTGTAAAATCTGAATGAAATAAATTTAATTTCCTAAATAAAGTCTCAGAGTGAATTAAAGCACGCTTTTTAATATCACCTTCGAATTTAAAATTAATCCAATAATCATACATTTTTTTCTTAACAATTTGAAACAATTTATTGTTAATAGTTTCAAGTTTATTATAAAAATATTTCGGAATAGCATAAGCAAAAGAACCATATTTAATAAAATTAGATTCAATAATGCTTCTATAATTACGTCTAAAAGTAGATAAGCCTAAGCCTTGACTAGCATGAATACATTCACGGCTAACAAAATTCTTCAAATTTAATATCTTTTTAACATAATCTTTACCACGTGTCTTTAAAAAATTCTTACAACAGTATTGAGAAACATAACGACAACTCTGAACATCAACCTTACCAACATCGACAAAACCTTTATTCCAAATAGACTCTAAAATAGGACTTTTATATAAAACAGTACCTTTTTTTGAAACTCTATATCTTAACTTTGAATAATCTTCTCCAAGTAAATCAATATCAAAATTAAATAATATTAAATGATAATGAGGTCTGAAAGTACCTTCAGAACCGTATTCACAAGAACAAATATACTTAATTTCACGCTTGAATTTAAATCTCTTACGTAAACGCTTAACAAAATCTTGAACATCTTTATAATTAATAATTCCGTTTTTAGAATCAGGTAAATAATAAACATTATCATCCTTATAAATTTCTGAACGATATTGAGGTAAATTTTCATCATTATAAGTAAGAGTTAAACAAACAGACTTACTATAATTCTGTAATTCAAACAAACTCCTAATTTCCCAAGACTTTGAACGAGATATAACACATTGTATACATTTTCCACACGGAACATAAACCTCTTTAACTACATTAAAACGATTCAAATATTTATCATTAAAAAATATATATTCTTTACCAAATTGAACTGTTTCACGATATTGACGAGTCAAGACATAAAAATCACCATAAATATAATTAGGTGAGCTACATAAATAAGCTTTTAACATATTATCACACATAACAAAATCCTTTCACATTTTTTAAAAGAAGAGGGGAGATAAACTCCCCTGGATCGAGAGAAAGTTAAGCTATGTGTGTTAACTCAAACGCATACCACCACGTTGATATGTACCTGCCATATTAAGCGGGTGAATACGATAAGCATACTTTGAAAACATCGCTTGAGCATTTTCTGCAGTGTTAATAAATCTTTTCATTTTAAATTTTCCTTTCTATTTTTTAGAACGCTTATAAGCATTTTTTAAATTTTTATAAATACCATAACCAAATAAACCATACAATGAAGCTTTGCTCATTGGACTATTGATTAAAATATCCTTTGAAACATTTTTAACCATTTTTTTAATATCATTAGACTTTGAAATATTATTAGGTACGGATTTAGCAGTATTAGAAGGCTTAATTAAATCAGAATTACCGAGAGCATCCAAACTAGGCAAAAGTTCAAAAGCCTTATTTTTAACATCGCTTTTAAGTTCTTGTAAAGAATTTTCAGCATTATTACTATTCTTACCTTTAAGAGCATTATACCAATTCATCAATCTTGAACCTAAAGCACCATATTTAATATTTTGAGTCTCAGCTTTTTTCTTTTCTAATTCAGCCAATTGCAACAATGTATCAATACCTTGACTAATATTAAAGCTTGCAGTACTACCAGTGGGTAATTGTGACATTCCAACAGATTCACTAGCGGTAGAAGGACTAGCACCTAAAGCAAGCAATGGATTATAACCAGCACGTTCAAGACCTTCACGAGCCATTAACATACCGTGTTTATTTTGCCACTTAGTCATTCGTCTTTCCATTTGTTGGTCAAGCTCCGCTTGATATCTCATTAATTTAGCACTTTTATAGAGAGAAGTACCACCGGAAGAACCAAGACCAAACATAGAACCAATAGCACCGATACCAGTACCAAGAGCACCTATAGCTTTTGAAGCTGTAGCTAAACCTTGAGCAGTAACCATATTAGGCTCCTTTCTACAATCTACCTTGTAAATACGCAGGAACACTATAAATAGGAAGTTCACGTGTACACTTCAAATGGAAATAATTATCTGATTCAATTTGAGGCTCATCTTTAACCGCAAGAACTCTTTCTAAAGTTTCCCGTGTATTATCTTCTATAAAATCTTGATTAAATGGTAAACCTAAATTTTCAGAAGTATCACTATCTATAGTAGGCTCAAATTCAGTAGCTAAATGCCATACATCCAAAGTACCATTAGCAGTAGAACGCATCTTTCCTGTTATCATATTAGGCTTATAACGAAGTTCAGCCCAAGCTTCTTGGAAATTAAATGTCTTTTCGTCAACAGGATTACCATCAGCATCTAAAACATTAGCACCTTGTGCAAGTATTTCT